TGAAGATTTATATAAAGATGAAAAATACTCTTACAATATAGAAGGAGATAAAGGAATTGAAAAACTATCTTATTTTATAGATAGATATATTAAATATATTGAAGATAATTTTGATAAATTTTTCCCTAAAGGTAATGATGCTCAAATAGCAGATGCTATATTAGAATTATTTAGAAAAAGAGAGAGTATTGAAATTTTTAATAAAAAAGCACTTTACATTTACATTAGAGAAATAATGGCTACTAATGGTTTAGAGGTTAAAACACCTAAAATTACTAAAATAGCTAATAGATTATATAATTTATTTAAAGATAATTATATATATTTTTTAGATACAGGTTATGTAGAATTTCAAGAAGATTAGATATCTATATTTATTACCAATAAAACTTATTAACTATGAGTCATTTAGATAAAAAAGTATTTGGGAAAAAATCCTACTCTGATCTCTTGAAAGAGATATATGATAATCAAAAGAAAAAAGAAAAACAAATTAGTGCTTTAATTAGTGAATTAAAACCATTAATTAGTGATATAGGTGATGCTACAATGATTGTACCACTTATAAAAGAATACATGGAATTAGGCATTAAAAATGATGAAGCACTTATAAAAGTAGCCACTATTTTTCAACGTATATTTGCAAATGAAGGTAATGAAGATAATGGATTTGGTATATCTGAAGAAGAAAAAGAACAATTACTCTCAGAGATAGAAAAATTACAACTCCCACCTAAAAAAGAAGAAGATTAATGCTTAGAGAAAGATCTAATAAATTAGAATACCCATCAGGATTACATTCATTATTATCTAATGTTAATAAAAAATTAATAATAGGTAGAGTTACAGATATTATTTTAAATGATCAACATCCAAAATTTGAAAAATATGGGGGATGGTCAAGTATAGGAACTATATTTTTTGAAGAAGATGATTTTCCTGGCTCTAATAAACAATTACCAGCTAAGCCCTTTATACCTCAATATTCAGCATATCCTTTAGTTAATGAATTAGTTTTACTATTTTTATTACCAACTAAAAATATAGGAAGAAATACTTCTTCTAAATCTTTTTATTATATTAACATGATTGGAATTTGGAATAGCCCACATCATAATGCTTATCCAAACCCAATTACTCCACAAAATCCTCCATCACAAAATAAAGATTATTTTCAAACAGACGCTGGATCTCCTATTAGAAAAACAGATTATAACTCTGAAATCAAAGATGGAAATAGTATAAGACTAAATAGTGATAAAAATATTTCACAAGATACTTTTATAGAAAGAAATAATATTCATCCATTATTACCTTTTGCAGGTGATATAATATATGAAGGTAGATGGGGTAATAGTATTAGATTTGGTAGTACTGCTAAATCATTAAAATCCAATTTTAGAGTTACAGATCAAAATCCATACTTGAATAATTGGTCAAAGGTGGGTAAAAATGGAGATCCTATTATAATTTTAAGAAATGGACAAAATCCTCAATCATCTGATGAGGGTTGGACATCTATTACTGAGGATATAAACTATGATAAATCATCTATATATTTAACATCAAATCAACAAATTCCAATCTCAGCTGCTAGTGTTAAATATAATTCATACACTGAGCCTTGGGGTGAAATTCCATCATCACCATCATCATATACAGGAAATCAAGTAATAATATCATCAGGACGTTTACTTTTTAATTCAAAAAAAGATCATATATTATTAAGTTCTCAAAGAACTATAAGTTTTGGAGCTTTAAAAGGTTTTAATTTTGATACTAAAGCAAATTTTGTTGTTGATGTTGGTACTCATATTAAACTAGGTAGTAAAGAAGCTTCTCAACCTTTAATTTTAGGTGATAAATTTTTATTTGATTTAAATAAAGTAATGGATCAATTATCATTTTTATGTAAAATGTTACAATCAGATACAATATGGCCTGCTGGTGTGTCAGCACCAAAAGCTAATGTAATAGGAGCTGCTGTAGCTTGTGAAAGTTTAATTACTACTTTTCAAAATAGAATAGAATCTTATAAATCAAAAACAACATTTGCTGAATAATGCCTAGTAAAGAAAATATTAATGTTATATTAATGACTGGGATAACTAACCTTGTTAGTTCTAATGATCAAGCTCAATTATTTTTAGATGGATATGGTGAAGATGAAGGATTACTATATTTTGGCCATACAGAAATACAAAAACTATTATCTTCAATAATTAAATATCCAAATGCTCCTATTGTTTTATATAGTGCTGCTGGAAAATATGCTTTACAAGTAGCTAAAGCTGTTAATGATAAATCTAAAATATTTATTATAGAACCTTGGGTTGCTAGTGATAATAGATTAAAAAGTGCTATCAATGCAATAAAAAGTGGAATCCCAAGTACCAATTATCAAATTGGCCCAGCAGATTTTAGAGGAGCTGGTGTACCTAATGCATCACAAACTCCTAATGGACTTGATCATTTTCAATCTTTAACTTATGCTGGACAAATTGTAAGATCTAAATACCCACCTAATCCCCCAAAACCTTCAATCCAATCAATATTATTCACTGGAAAAGTAATAGATTCTTCAACTAAAGAAGAGTTACCTAATGCTAATATACCTATAAGCCAAAATGGAGAATTCACAGGTAAAGGTTTAACTACAGATTTTGATGGATTAATCTCTTCATCTCAAGATTTAGCAGTTGGTACATATGAACTTAAAATATCATATGCTGGTTATGTAGATTCATTTATAACAAAACAAGTAACAGCTACAACAAAAGAAATAAACCTTAATGTTATAGAACTTGATGAAGATGATGAATTATTAAAAGAAGTTGAAGTAATAGCAGAATCTTTTAAAGGAACTGTAATAGATAAAAATTCAAAAAACCCAATACCTGGAGCTCGTATACAATCAGATACAGATTCAAAAGAAAAAGCAACTTCTCAAACTGATGGTACTTTTAGTTTAAATATTCAATTTAATGATGAATCATTTGAATCCTCAAAAGAATTAAATGATATAGAAATTAGAGAACTTATTACTCCTAGTGATATTTTAGATGCTGTTGATGCTGGAATTATTCCAACAGGTAATTTCCGTGATGATGAAGTTATATTACAAAATAGAAAAATATATGAATATTTAAAATCAAAAGGTGATCCAAGAGTTCCAAACATCTCAGGAAAAAAACTTAAACAATTTACAGCTATAGTCAGTGCTCAAGATTACTCTCAAAGTAATCCAATTCAATTAATTAAAGGTAATGGTGATTTTATAAAAGATTTAGGATATATTAAATTAACTCCTATTGAAGAAGAACTAGAAGAACAAATTATAGAAAACAAAGCTTTAACAGAAACTCAAAAAGCAATATTAGAAGAAGAATCACCAAAAGATTTTATATCTAATCTTTTAAAAAAATTATTTAGAACTATTCAAGATAGATTAATACCTGCAATTTTAAAAATGGTAGTAGCTTTTGGAGTTACAAAATTTAATGAAGAGGTTCTTAAAAATATTACTAATCTTCCTAAAACTTGTCCTTCTAATCTAGAAAAATTAAATAAAATTATTAATAAAAAAAACAAACTAACTAAACAATTAAATAATCTTTATACAAGTATAAATTCAATAAATAAATTTTTGGAAATACCCCCTATTACTATTAATACAGCACAAGATGCAATTATTGCAGCTAAAATATATGTTGGGGTACAATCTTTTATTCCATCAACAGTAGCAACACCTAACCCAGTTGGTCCTGTTTTAATAGCTAAAGATTTAATAGAAAAATTTGAAGATTTAATAGAAGTTTTTAAATCTAAATTAGGTGGAGGAACAATACAATTAAGATTAATAATTGAAGAACTTAGAAAAGTTTTATTATTATTAAATATTTTAGATGCTTTAATTCAAAGTTGCGCTGAAGAAATAGGTGAAACAACACAAACCCAAATATCAGTATCTCAACAATTATTAAATTCAACACAAGAACAATCTCAACAATTATCACCTGTAGTTACTAATATAAATGGATTTGAAATGGATACTGTAAGTGTAGATAATGTAACTATTGGAGGGTTAAAAAGAAGGCAAGCTATAGCTAAAAATTCTCAAGGAATTATAATGCTCAAAGGTGAACCTTCATTTTCATCAAATGACCAAATTTTAATTGATGAGTTAATATTTTATATTCAACAAAATGATTTAAAAGCAGATTAGTACAATATTTATAAAAAACAAACAATGAAAACCACGTTATTAAAAAAGTTAATAAAAGAAGCTGTAAAAGAAGCTATACAAGAAGAGCTAAAAGAAGTTTTATTAGAGGCTGTAAGAGCACCTAAAATAAATACTGTGGCTTCTAATCCCATAGTGGAAAATAAAGATATAACATCTACAACTCCTCCACCAGTAACATCAAAACCTGTTACTCAACATTCATTAATTGAAAAAAAACAAAAATATATGGATGTTATAGGAGAAACAGCTTTAAATTTAAATAGTAGTCATGCTCAAACTTTTAACCCTAGAGGAACTATAGATACAACATCTCCAAATGGTCAATTACCAGCTGGTGAAGTTGGAATGGATCAAATAATGGGATTAATGACAAATAAATAATGGCATTTGAAGCACAACAAATATTCCCCATTGACTTTAATAAAAGTGCTGCTGTAGGAGTTAATATACCTTTTTCAGCACCTGGAGTATTTCAATCTAATTACACTACAAAAGAAGCAATTAAATCAAATTTAATAAACTATTTTTTAACTAATGAAGGTGAAAGACCTCTTAATCCAACATTTGGAGGAGGTTTAAGAAATTTTATTTTTGAACAAATTACAACAGATAATCTAGATTTTTTAGAAGAAAGAATTCAATCTGATTTAGGTGATTTTTTTCCAAATATAATTGTAGGTAATTTAGAAATATTAAGACAAGAAGATTTAAATACAATAACAGTATCATTAACTTATAATGTTATAAATACTAATATTAGTGATACATTAGAAATAAACTTTGGATAATGGCTGTAGATAGAGATGTAAAATATTTAAATAGAGATTTTTCTGATATAAGAACTAGATTAATTGAGTTTTCACAAACTTATTTTCCTAACACTTATAATGACTTTTCACCAACATCACCTGGTATGATGTTCATGGAACAGGCGGCCTATGTAAGTGATGTAATGTCTTTTTATTTAGATAATCAATTACAAGAAACATTTACCCAATTTGCTAGACAAACAAATAATTTATATGAGTTAGCTTATATGTTTGGTTATAAACCTAAAGCTACAGGAGCTGCTCAAGCTACTATAGAATTATTTCAACAAGTTCCTTCCAAATTAATTGGTGGAAATTATGTTCCTGACTATGATTATACTATGACAATAGAAGAAAATACTACAGTGACATCAAATTCCAACAATAAAATATCATTTTTAATGAAGGATAAATGTGATTTTTCATTTTCAAGCTCATTAGATCCAACTGAAGTATCAATTTATCAAATAGCAGGAACTGACCCTCAATATTATCTTTTAAAGAAAACAAGAAAAGCTATTTCTGCTACAGTAAATACTCAAACTTTTACATTTGGAGCTCCACAACAATTTCCTACAATTAATATAACTGATAATAATATTATAGGAATATTAGATATAACAGATAGTGATGGATATACATGGAATGAAGTAGATTATTTAGGTCAAGAAATGGTTTATGATAAAATAAAAAATACTAACATTAATGACCCTAATAATACAGCTGATGCAGGTGATGTTCCTTATCTCCTTCAATTAAAAAAAGTTCAAAGGCGTTTTGCTACAAGATTCATTTCAGAAAAAAATATCCAAATTCAATTTGGAGCAGGCAATCCAAAAGATATAGATGAAATAATTACACCAAACCCTAATAATGTAGGTATAGGTTTACCTTTTGAACAAGATAAACTTACAACAGCTTATTCACCTACAAATTTCCTTTTTACAAATACTTATGGTATTGCTCCTTCAAGTACTACTTTAACAGTAAGATATTTAACTGGAGGTGGTGTTGAATCAAATGTAACTAGTGGAGTTTTAACAAAAATAAATTCATCAAATATTAAATTTAATAATAGCAATTTAAATGGAACAACATCAAATTATATATTTGGTACTTTAGCTTCAAATAATCCTCAAGTAGCTGATGGTGGTTCATCTGGTGATACTATAACTGAAATTAGACAAAATACATTAATGCAAATTGCTACTCAACAGAGAACTGTTACTTTGAATGACTATATGATTAGGGCATTAAGTATGCCTTCAGAATTTGGGTCTATATCTAAAGCTTATATTGAAAAACCAAAATTAGTAGATGATCAAGTTTCATCTATTGAAACTCTAAATTTATTTATTTTATCTCAAAACTCTCAAAACCAATATCAAACATCTACAAATACTTTAAAAAAGAACTTAAGAACTTATTTATCTAATTATAGAATGATAGGAGACAGTATAGAAATAAGAGATGCTTTTATTATTAATATAGCTATTGATTTTGAAATTGTAGTTTTACCTAATTTTAATAATAATAATGTTATATTAAATTGTATTTTAAATTTACAACAACATTTTTTAAGAGATAATTTTCAAATAAATCAACCAATTTTACTTAAAAATTTATTTATTAAATTAGATAATGTAGAAGGAGTTCAAACAGTTAAAAATATTAATATAACAAATAAATCAGGAACAACTTCAGGATATTCACAGTATGCTTATGATATTTCATCTGCAACACAAAATCAAGTAATATACCCAAGTTTGGATCCCTCAATATTTGAAGTTAAATTCCCAAATAGAGATATTAAAGGTAGAGTAGTACCATTATAAAAATTTAAATTATGCCATTAGCACCATTTTTAAGAAATTCATTAAATCAAACTAATTTAGATGTTGAAAATCCTCAACCATTAGGGGGTCCAAATAACTTTCCTGATTATAATCATAGACATAAGTATTCACCTACCAATACTTATTTAGATTCAAGTACACCTGGAGGAAATGGTTCTGGAACTAATAGTTTACAATCAAGTGTTAAAAGTGATTTTGGAATAAATGGTACTCAAATTAATAATAATGGAAGAAACATTTTTAAAGATGGTACAAATTTAGATATTGAAAATCCTAATCCAAATGGTGGACCTAATAGGGCTAATGCTGGTACTTCAAATATACCATCAGGTATATATCAAACAACAACACCTCAAGGTCCTTTAACTGATCAAAATGGTGTTATAATAAATAATCAAGTACATCAATATCTTCCTAATGATAAATATGAAGATTCATTTTCACCTGGTGAACTACCATCTAACTCAACATTTTAAATCATGGCTATTTATAAATTATTTCCATATAAAGATGCTACAATGTATTCATTATATCCTCAAATGAATACTGGGATAGACCCTATAACTACAATTTCAAATTTAAATATAGCTATAGATTCTAACCCTCAAGTAGCTAGATTTTTAACTGAATTTGTTCAAGAAGAAATTGAAGATGTTATAAATAATAAAATATCAGGTTCACAATGGAATGTAAATTTTAGATCATTTATAGCTACAGCTCAAGGAGTTGTTGAATCAACAGATTTATCTGTTCATCCTTTAGCTCAATCATGGTTTAATGGTACTGGAACTTATTTAGATGTACCTCAAACAACAGATGGTTGTTCTTGGCTTTCACCAAATTTTTATGATTCTGGAGTAGCTTGGTCATCAAGTGGAACTGACTCAACAAATCATTATGTTACTAGTTCATTTAATTTATCTTTTGCCTCTGCTGGGGGTGGAGCTTGGTATTATAGTGGTTCTGATGGTACAGAATATGAAGTCACTCAATCATTTGACACTAGATCAACAAAAGATTTAAATGTTAATGTTAAAACAATTGTTGAAAAATGGTATAGTGGATCTTTTGAAAATAATGGTTTTATTACAAAATGGGAAAATTCAGTTGAATTTAATGAAAATATTCAAATTCAACCTGTAATGCAATTTTATAGTGTTGATACAAATACCATATACCCACCACAATTAGAATTTAAATGGGAAGATTACAAAACAGTATTAACTGGATCAGCTACAGGTAGTATAGTCACAACAACAAATTTAGCTACCTCATTAGCTGAAAATCCAGGTTATTTTACTCCTGAAAGTGTTAATAGATTTAGATTTAATTTAGCCCCTAAATATCCAAAACCAGTTTGGACAACATCTTCTTTATTTACAGAAGTAAATTATTTACCTACTTCTTCATGTTATGCTGTAAAAGATTTGGACACTAATGAATTTATTATAGATTATGATACTACATATACTAAATTAAGTTCTGATATTAATGGAAATTATTTTGATATATATATGAATGGATTAGAACCTGAAAGATATTATAAAATTTGTATTAAAACTCATATAAATGGTTCTACTTTAATATTAGATGATAATTATTATTTTAAAGTTGTAAATGCATTATAATGGCAGAAAATATAAATTTAAATAAAGAGGTTTTTAATAAAAAAGATTATGAAAAAACTATTAATAATAAATTCTCACAAATAGGTGTAAAACCAATTCAAGAACAAATTGATGAACAACCAACAGTTGAAGAATTTTTTAAAATGTATAATGATCTTTTTTATGATATACCTGAAATTGGTTCAACAAATTCTCATGAATTTTTAGTTAAAACTAGTGGTGAATATATAAATACTGAAACTGATAATGAATTAATATCAGCATTGCAAGATGAAATAGCTCAATTAAGACAAGAATTATTGCAAATTCAAGAAGACCAACTCAATCAACTCCAACAAACAATTAATCAATAATGGCTGAAGTTATTCCTATAGATCCTATTAGTTTTGAACTTCAAACATATGAAGATCAAGATGTATCATTGATAACACAATTTGATATTGATACATCTTTAACAAGTTCAAGTTATATTGAATTTTATGTTTATGATGTAAATCAAAATATTATATCTTCAAATTTAAATTATGATGATTATCAAGTTATAGAGGATGGTAAAGCAGCTCAAAATGATAGTATATCCCAATTTAATATATCTCCAAAAGATGATGTTACAAATGAAGGTTTTAATCAAGGAGAATATATAGCTTATTATAATTTTTTAACAAAAAGAATAGGTGACCAACTTACAAATTTATATATATCAGAAATCTCACCAGATAGAACTGAGATAAGGTTAGATAGTAGTGTATTATCAAATTTAGACATAGTAGAACAAACTAATAATTTTATCCAATTTAGAGAAGATAGTAATTATTTTGTAGATTTTTACTTAAATTTTGGAGACAATAATTTAACAATAGCCAATAATATTAAATTAGAAAATGAAACCACTGATGATCCTACAATATTAGTTAAATTATATGAACCTCTTCCATCAAATTTTGATATAAAATCCTTATTATGGGTTGTCACTACCTTAAATGAACCTGAAGCATTTCAAGTAAAATGCCCTATAATTCCTATAACTTTTGATGATTTTAAACAAATATCTGGACCAAATTTCAATATTCCTATAAAAGGTCAAGTTAACAATTCATCTCAAAATTTATCTAAAGATGATATATTATCAGGAGCTTTAACTAGTTCATTAAATCAAGTTCAAAGTTTACTTAATTCATCTTCAATTAATATAAATGTAGACTATACAAATTTTAGTGATTTTGTTCATTTTAGCTCAGCTCAAACTAGATTAGAAAATTTTAATTATAAAATAGGATTAATAGAAAACTACACATCTGAATCTAATGCTTTATCTAATGTAACAAGTTCTAATACAAGTATAATAATATTAGAGAATAACATATCAAAAATAATAGAAAACTTTGATCAATTTGAATATTTTCTATATTATAATAGTGGTTCTAATGCTTCATGGCCAAAATCTAATATAGAGCCACCTTATGTTTTATATCCTACTACTAGTTCTCAAGTACTAACTTGGTTAGGAAGTGTAAATGAAAATAATTCAAATTTTGGGGGTCAATTATTATCTGCCTCTAATTTTGACAATGCTAATCCTGATCAATTAAAAAAAGCTATACCTGAGTATTTAAGAGAAGACCCAGCTAATCAACAATATGATTTATTTGTTGATATGATTGCTCAATATTATGATAACATTTGGTTGTATACTAAAGATGTTACTCAAAAATACAATGCTGATAATAGATTAGATTTTGGAGTTAGTAAAGATTTAGTGGCAGATGCTATTAGAGATTTTGGAGTTAAATTATATCAAAATAATTTTTCTAATAAGGATTTATACACAGCATTTTTAGGATTAACACCTGAAGGAAGTGTATTTCCTTTTCCTGAAATTACAGGGTCAATGCCTGTACCTACAGGATTTGAATTTGTGGATACATTAATATCAGCCTCAAATGATATTATTCCCTTAGATGATGTTAATAAATCTTTATATAAAAGAATATATCATAATATACCATATTTATTAAAATCTAAGGGTACTATTTCAGGATTACGAGCATTAATAACATCATATGGTATACCTGATACTATACTTAAAATATCTGAATTTGGAGGTAAAGATCAAGTAAATGCTAATGATTATGATTTATATTTTAATAATTTTAATTTTGCTTTAGGTGTAGGACCTAATTTAAATTTTGTATCTAGTTCTTGGGAAGCTAAACCATTATGGGATGCTCCTAATGATAGAGCTTCTACAGTTCAACTTAGATTTAAATCTGAAAAGATATCATCAAATATATCTCCTTTTGGAGTAACAAATTTATCTCAATCATTATGGAACATATCATACCTAGGTACATCTGCTGAACTTTTATTAGATTATAGTGGATCAGGTTTAGATTCTGGTTCATTAGTTAATGACAGTGGTTCATATAGTGGTTCAATAAAAGATCCTTATTATCAATATGCTAATTTAAGATTTATACCAAATAATACTCAACCTACTATTAGTGCTAGTATAACACTACCTTTTTACAATAATGATTGGTGGTCAGTTATGGTTACTACTGATCAATCAGGGACTTTTAAATTACATGCTGGTAATAAAATATATAATGGAAATGATGGAACTTCTATTGGACATTATGCTCGTACTTCTGTTAGTGGAGCAGATACTGGTGTTTGGATAAAGGGAGTTAAATCTATTTTTGCTTCATCTTCTATAAATTTTAACTCATATAAAGGATTTTCAGGATCATTACAAGAAATAAGATATTATAAACCACAAATAAGTGAAAGTGTATTTAAGGATTATATAATGAATCCTTTATCTATTGAAGGAAATAATATTAATAGTGCTCCTGAAGAACTAATATTTAGGGCTCCTCTAGGAAGTGAAATAGATACAATAAAAGATATACCACCCAACACTTTAAAATCAGTTCATCCAAGAGTAACAGGATCACTACCTATAAGACCATCATTTATAGCTCCTTCAAATAGCAAATATTATTTAGATAATGCTTTTCGTTATAACAATGGAGGAACTTATCATACTAATACTGAAATATTCTTTTTAGACCAACCAGCAGCTGGTATAAAAAATAGAATCAATGATAAAATTAGATTTGAAGATAATGTTGTTCCTACTGGAGACACTTTATCAGCTTTTAGAAGAATAACTCAACAAACAGAAAACAGTGCTTCATATACAGATAGTATAAATTATTTAGAGGCTGCTTTTTCCCCTCAAAATCAAATTAATGATGATATTATAGGACAAATAGGTCATTTTAATATTGGAGATTATATAGGTGATCCAAGACAAAGATTTGAAGGAAACAAATATCCAGAGTTAAATGAATTAAGTGAAGATTATTTTAAAAAATATATTAAACAATATGATTTAACTGATTTTGTAAGGTTAATTAAATTCTTTGATAATTCATTATTTAAAATGATAAAAGATTTTATACCTGCAAGAACAAGTTTAGCATCTGGTTTAGTAGTAAAACAACATTTATTAGAAAGAAATAAGTATCCACAACCTCAAGTATCATTTGAAAATAAAATATATACAGGTTCTATTGATATGGTTGAAATATCTGGTGGAGCAGGAGGAGTATTCAATATTTTTAATGAATTAGAAACATCCCCATCAGGAGCATTAGGATTAGGTCCTAGCAATAGATTTGGTATAACACAAAGTTGGTCTGAAAATTACTCAACATTATCAGGATCAGTGACTAAATTATATGATAATCAAGATGAATTTTATGATGGAATATTTTCAGGTTCTAATCTAGTAATAACAAATGGAAATTTAAATATTGATTGTTTTGGAGAGGCTAAAGGATTAGATATATATGGAGTTAGAATTTACAATAATGATATATATAATCAAGGAAAATTTTTATCATTTAATAATTCTCCAACATCAGGTTATATTTCATTATTTAATGAACCAAAAGCTACTTCATCATTTGTGCCATCACCTTCTCCACCCCCAGCCACAACAATACCTAATACTCCAACAACAATGAGATTAACATTAAATACAATGGGTACTTATTCAGGAGATAACCTTCCATTACAAGAAAATCCATTACCTGGTAATATTGTATGGGATTTTGATGAAAGAGATAACTCTGGAAGTGCTGTTTATTTTGTAAGTTCAACTCAAAACCCAGCTCAAAAAGCAGAAATAATTTTTGAAAACCAATTTGGAGAAGTTATACAAGACATAACAGTAGTTTCACTTCAAGTATTTCAACCACTTAATGGAGCAAATGATATATCAGATCATTTTACAACTGAAGTTAAAGACACATCAGGAACACCTGCACCATCAGATAATACTTTAATATTTAGATCATTAACTCAATCAATATGTTTAAATGATTTAAATACTGAAACTTATGCCTTTAACTTATTAGTATCTTCAAGTGTAACCTCACCATCTACTAATGCTCTTGATGGTAATGTATTTAGTTTTTCACCAAGAAATCCTGAGAACAATGCTATTGCTAGTTTAGGAAACCGTTTACCTTTCCATGAAACTAGTAATGTTAATTTTAACCGAGATACTTCTTTAGAAACTGATTGGGTTTCAAGCATACAAACAAATATGGAAGTTTACAAAGAAAGTGATTATTGGCCATCTTTAGGTACTCCAATAGATATTATTTCCTTCCCATCAACTTTTAATATTGGATTAGCACCAGCCTTTAATAATGGGGCAGGTACAACAACACCTGCTAGTTTATCATTAGAAGGATTACAATTAACTGGTCTATCAGGTGCAGGAACTTCAAATGTTAATTCATATAATGTATTTAGAGATAGCCCTGCTTTCCCAGAACAACCAAATTTAGCTTCTAATATAAATGGTGTAGGATCAACTAATGCTTTTCAAGATTTTAAATTTTCTTTAGGAGTTGGAGGTCAACTTCAAGTAACAGTAACAAATAATAGTGGAGAAATAACAAGTGGACGTCAATACTATGTTGGTATTAGTATTAAAGATGCAGCCGCAACAAAAAATGCTATGTACACAATTGCATTCTATAAAACTTAATAAAATATGTCAGGATTATACACAAGATATATAAAAATAGCTAAAATAGATAGTAATGGAAATGATAATACAGATTCTTTATCTACATTAACTACTATAACTATTCCTTGGAGTGATGGAAGTGAAGCTAGGTATAATGTTATAGGTATATCTCAACAAACAGATTATTTTTCTTATGTTGTAGATTATGAATCAACATCTTCAATTTATTATCCAGATGCATCTACTTTAGATTATAATTTTAGTGGTAGTTACACAACATCACCTATTCTTTTACAAAGTAAAGGTGTAGGTGATTTCACATATCTACCTATAACTCAATCTTTTCCAATTGGAAGTTATGATTTCCCAGTTAATGGTCCTGATTCTATATTAAATGGAATAGATAAAGCTCAATTAAAATGGAATACTTATCCTCAAAAAGATATTTCTATACAATTTTCAGGTAGTGTTACAGCTAATGCTTCCAGTAACGCTATTTTAGAATGTATGTTGCAAGATTCTAATTTAAATTTTGTAAATCCTACATTTACCACAGGTCCATCTTTAGTTAGTTTAGTAGTTTCAATTGGAGCTGGCAATACAGAAAGTTTTAATGTTGAATGGTTTATACCATCTGGATCCTTTGATCCTGGTTCTTCTTTAAGAATTGTAGCAACATCACCATTAATAACCACTTTAACTTTTGATCCAACAACTTTTTTACATGTTAGTTCCTCAGTTGGCAATAGAACAGAACTACAAGCTGTTATAGAACCTTATTTAGACTACAAATTTACAAATTCAGATTGTGATGTATTACAAAATAATGTTTTAATATCAAGGCCTAATCCATTTATTCAAGACATAGATTACAACACATCTCAAATAATACCCACTAATTATTTAGCTTTAAAAAATTATACTGCTACTAAAGGAACATACCCTGAATCTAATTTTACTATTACATCTATTTTAAATCCTTCATATGGTAGCAAAAATCAAACAATTGATTTTAATGTTTATAATCCTCAATCAGGAACAACAGCTTTTGGAGATCCTGTTAATATAGGTACTTATGGCCAAACTCCATCAGCAACAATTTCTTCTAATTTCGCAGTTTATTTTAAAGCATTAGCTACTTATCCCCAAGGTAGTGGTAAAAAATATCAAAGATTTGAACCCTCTTATCTTATTACCCCAAATGAAAAATTATTAGAAATTACCTCAGATAATTTAATTATAGAACAATTAAAACAGGCATTTAATCCAATTCCTTTTCCTAGTTCTAAATTTGGAGATCCAACAGGACCATTAACATTTAAATCTGTATCTTTCTCATCAACAGGATCATATACAGGAAATTATACAGGAATTGGTCGTGTTTCTACAGGAAGTCAAGGAGATATATTTTTAGATATATTTTTTAATACTAATGGGGGATTTAATGGTTTACCTGATAATTTACCTGAGGTAAGAAATGCGGGAGGACTTGTATTTCCTACTTCTATAGAATTTTCAGAAACTCCGGATCTTCCATCAAAAGCTAAAGAAATTTTATCTAAAAATAATTTAATTTAAAAATAATTTGGATTAGAAACTAACAATATATATATTTATAACAAACGAATTAAACAGACATGGGATATTTAAACAATCAAGTTGTAACAGTTGATGCTATCTTAACAAAAAAAGGTAGAGAGTTACTAGCAAAAAATGATGGTTCCTTCAGAATTACACAATTTGCACTAGCAGATGATGAAATAGATTACACACTTTACAATCCAAATCATGCTTCAGGTTCTGCTTACTATGGACAAGCTATTGAGAACATGCCTTTATTAGAAGCATTTCCAGATGAATCTCAAATTATGAAATATAAATTAGCTACTTTACCTAGGGGTACAGCTAAATTACCAGTTCTAGATTTAGGATACTCAGCAATTACTTTAAAACAAGGGGCATCATTAGCAATTTCACCACAAACATTAAATTACTTAGGTAATACTACCTTAACAGAGACATCAGGATACACTGCAACTATAGCAGACGTTAGAACTATGGCTGCATTTAATGGAGTAGGAATTCAAAGTACAGCTGCCACAACTCAAAATACAACATCTACCACTACATTAGGTACAAATGTATCTTCAACAGTAATAGGGTCACAAATTAATTTAAGAGCTACAACAGTTAATACTTTATTTAGTTCAAATACTCAATTAAGCACTACAATTACTTTTGTAGGATTGGATAGTGGAGCTAGATTAACAATACCTGTTATAATTACAAAAACAAATTAAAATATAAAACATGAGTTTTAAAAGATTAGATGCTGAAGATTTTGTTGTAAGCGCAGATGCTATACAAGGAGTAGCTTGGTCAACAGGAGTTCCTACATTAGAATCATTTTTTACATCTTCAACACAAAAAACAAGCACAACTGGAGATTACTATTTATCAATATATCAAGAACCTGGAACTTTAGATGAAGCTGAAGTTCAATTTGACATAGCTTATGGTAATAAATTTGGCTCAGGTAGTACACCTTATGATTCAATTTATGTAGACAGAACACCATCTTCTACAACTTATGGTCAATACAGATCTATGATATTAGAAGATGAAAATGCTATTTTTATAACAGGTGTAGGATCAACAGGTCAAACAACTCCATGTTCTAGTACTACAGGTAGTACAGCAGTTGAAATGGAAGATTTTTGGGTAATATCACCTGATAGAGCAAGATATAAACAAAGTCTATTCCCTGGAACATTTAATTTAACTTTATCAGGATCTGGAGGATTATTAGAATTAACAGATAATTCAAATGATGTATCAGTTCAAACCTTTTTAGGTTCTTCTAGAGTATTCCAAATAGTATCAGGTTCAAATGGTTCAGGAATTTCAGGAGGTGGATATACTTCAAATTCAGGTTCTTATGGTTTATTTTTTCCAGATATAGCAACAATATTATTAAATTGTGTGGCTATATCATCTTCAATTGGAGTAGAAGCTAATACAGCCTCCCCTTTAACTAATGGTGTTAATCAAGAAATTTTATTCACAGCCATATCAGGAGGAGCATCTTTTCAATTAAATTCTGAAGAAACTGTTACTTCAGATTATGTTTTTATAAGATCAAGAAATGCTGAATTTAACTATTCAGAAAATCCATCATTTATATCAGGATCAACTGGAGAAGTAATTTACAATAGTTTTATAAATAATCCTCAAGTTTATATGACTACAGTTGGGATGTATAATGATGCAAATGAATTATTAGCAGTAGCTAAACTTTCAAGACCTTTACTTAAAGATTTTACAAAAGAATCATTAGTTAGAGTAAAATTAGATTTTTAGGATGAATGAGTGTTTACAAGTCATTAATCACATCGGATGTTGTTGTAACTCCATTTAAAGTAAATAAAAGTTTTTCTTTTCAAGGAGCTAGTGCTCTTACTTCTTCAAATGTTGGAATAGATAGATTTATAGGTAAAAATACTCCTTATATATCTGGTTCTGACTTAACAGGACAAATTGTATCTCAATCACAAGCTTTAATTTATGATTCAATAAAACAATTATATTATACAAATTTTTTATTTGGTGAAGATGGGTCACCAGCTAACTTACCTCAATTTAATACTGATGGAACTATAACAATAGAAGGAGGAAGTGGTTCTTATCAACCAATGTATGATAATTATTTACCTAATACTTTAGATGCTAATAGATTATTTCCAACAGCTTCAAATGATGAAATAGGAGTTATTTCAATCCCATCAAATTTATTTGGAGAGTATATAAAACCAGGAACATTTAGATTTGAATATAGTGGAAGTGCAAATGGAATCATAACAGACAATGGAGAAGGAGAGTTATTTCAAAATGGTGGTAAAGTAGGTGATGTAATATATCAACATGGAATTATTATATTAACAGCTATTTCTTCATCTATATCAGGGGCAGTTTATGGATCAGCTATTTATGGTACTTCAGTTTATGGATCAGAAAGTATTACTGGATTAAATGAAATTATAACAGGTAATAATATTACATGCTCTTTTCAAAGTACAATGACAATACATGAATCACAATATAAATGTACTTTCAATCCTAATGAATTTGTATATTCAACAAATCCTTCAATTATATCTAGTAGTTGTGAAAATCAAGATGGAAAATTATATGATTTTGCAACTGGTTCATACTTTGAACCCTATATAACAACTGTAGGATTATATAATAATGCTAATGAATTAGTAGCTGTAGGAAAATTATCCCAACCTTTACAGAGTTCAAACGTAACAGATACAACTATATTAGTTAACCTAGATTTATAATATTTATAGATATGTCAACAATAGATAAAACAGGAATACAAACAGGACAAACCATTGAAGCAGCTCAAATTTTGGGCATTATAGAAGCTTTAGATGGGACTAATAGTTCTGATATTATTATAAATGGTAAATTAAATGTAGATAATAACTTAACTATTACGGGTAATATAACAGGATCAGATTTAATAATTACTTCTTCAAATTTTTCCGTATTAGCTAATGGCTCTGGAAATAGTATTATTAATTTAGCTGCAGGGACTGAAACAGATATTACCATTACTGAAGACCAAAAAATTGAAATTAACACACCATTATTAGATTTAACAAACGGAAAAATATCCATAACAGGAAGTGTAGGTTTTAATTATGATATCATCCCGGATAGAACTTTAGTTATTTCAGGTTCTGGTGTAACAATAAAGGGCCCAGCTGAATTAACATTACCTTCTGGATCAGGTACTCAGGATTTTGGAGTAAGTGGTGCATATCAAGTAAGTTGGGATGCAACAGTAACTCAAAACTTTTTTGAAGATGATTTTATAAGATTAAATTGGGATAATTCGGGTCAATATTCATTGGCCATTATGCAAGACCCTTCAAATGGGCAGGTTAATATTATTAATAATGAAGAGGGAACATATACTCACTTTAATGCTGAGGTGGCAAGTGGGGGAGTTTTTATATCAGAAATATTAGAAAACTCTAGTAATTCAACCACACTTAAAGCCCCAAGAGGAGGTACTAGTTTTCCTTTTTATAAAATATTAATAGTACATTCTGACTCAGCTGTTTATGGAGTTCAAAATATGTATGCAATTATTGAAAAGTTAATTAATTAAAAATTTATATGAATTGGACTTACAATGGAGAAGAAATAACTCACATTTCTCAATTTCCAAAAAATACATATGGATTTATATATAGGATAACTCATTTACCATCAGATAAATCTTATATAGGCAAAAAAGTACTTTTACATCACCGTAAAGTTAAAGTAACAAAAAAAGACTTATTAATGTATGAAGGTGTCAAAGGTAGAAAACCAACACATAAAAGAGTAACCAAAGAATCAGATTGGAAAACTTATTATGGTTCTAATAAAATACTTTTAGAATTATCAAATACAGAATCACCAGAGAATTTTGAGAGACATATTATAAAACTTACCCCAAATAAAAAATTGCATACCTACTATGAAACCCAATATCAATTTATGTATCAAGTTTTAGAGAAACCAGATAAATTTTTTAATGATAATATTTTAGGTAAATTTTTTACAAAAGATTTGGCTTCCCAATAAAATAATGTTATATTAGTACCTGTGATAAATGAACTATTAGTTAATTTAGTTGACACTGTTATAGGTAGTGGCAAAAGGACATCAAGAGGTAATAAGGCATATCATTGTCCTTTTTGCAATCATCATAAACCTAAACTAGAAATAAACTTTACAGAAAATAAGAAAGGACATAATCCTTGGCATTGTTGGGTTTGTGGTAAAAAAGGTAAAACTATAAGAGGTTTATTTAAACAAATTAAAGCTTCATCCCATCATTTTATAGAATTATCTAAATTAGTTAAAACTGGAAGTGAAGTAGAGGAAACAGTTGTAGTTAACGATAATGTAACTTTGCCTAAAGAATTTAAAAAGATAATAGGAAATCAAGATATTATAGCCCAAAAAGCTTACTCTTACTTAAGATCTAGAAATATTACAAAAAATGATATTTTAAAATATAATCTAGGTTATTGTGATTTTGGTAAGTATAAAAATATGATTATTATACCTTCATATGATGGTAATGGTAAATTAAATTATTTTACATCTCGTTCATTTGAAAAGGATGCTTTTATTAAATATAGAAACCCAGACTGTTCAAGAGATATAATACCATTTGAATTATTTATAAATTGGAATTCACCTTTAATATTATGTGAAGGACCATTTGATGCTATGGCTATAAAAAGAAATGCTATACCTTTATTAGGTAAAAATATACAAACAAATTTATTAAAAAGAATAGTTGAATCTACAGTTAAAAAAATATATATAGCTTTAGACACAGATGCTTTAAAAC